ATCGGTAAAAAAACCCGTTGCTCTTATTTCATCATCTATGCTGCTTGAAACATTTGGTCCAAAATCATCGGTGTAAAAACCTTGGCCTGGAGAACCCAAACGACCTGCCATTGGATTTGTTTCTCGCATTAATTCCATTTCCCTATTAGAGATTCTGCGTGGAGCAGGGTTTGGGCCTTGTGTTAAACCACTTAGTCTTGTTTGTAAATCTTCGCTTATTGACATATCTATCCTATTGTTACTGTAACTGCACCTATGCTCATTGTAGCAGAAACTCCGGTCACATAAGTTTGGTGCTCGTACAGGTTTCTAAATTCTGTTCCATCAAAAGCCTGGTGAACCTCTGTTGTAGTGTTAAATATAATCGAGCCTGTAGCGAATTGCAATTCGCCAAGCTCGGTATTTGTGTAGCCTTTTGTAACATCTAAGTCTGCTGCACCCAGGTTTATTTCTAAAATTCTTATTAAACGGTTGAAAGTATCGACAGTTACCTCTGGCCCTTGTGCTTGCGGCAGTCTTGTCGGTAGTAACTTAGCCATTATCTACGTCCAGATGGTTGTATGTCTAAGCGAGTGTCTCCCAACCTCCATTTAAAATCTTTTCTGTCTGGTTCACTGTTATCGTCATCGGATTCAAAGCGCAATACAAATTGTCTTGTCCTGGTTCTTAAACTTGAAAAAGTGCTTGATGTGCCTATTTGTGTGGTTGAATCGGTTGATAAAGACTGGCCATTAAAGTCTCTTCTTTTAACCACAACGTTCACTGCTGGTGTCGGACTTGTGCCTGTTTCTGTTTGAAATAATATGTCCGGGATTATTTTTTTAAGAAACACATAGCTGTCGCCGTCCGTCATATCTATGTCGGCAGATTCTATAAACACATTGTCCATAGAACTGCTGTCATTATTAGCACCTTTTTCGTGTTCGTAAATATATTTAGTGTCGCTTGATTCACCCGCGGCCAGTGGCTTTTCATTAATACCAGAATTAAGCCAGGAGTATCTTTCTAAGGTTCCTATGCTCCAGGAGTTTTCTTCATAGTTATAAATTACATATCTGGAGATCTCATCCGTGTTATCTGTATTAGATGGATAGAAAAACCATATTTCAGAAAACTCTTCGTTAAGGCCAGCAAAACATTTAAACGCCTGGCTCACATCCAGATCACCGAATACATAATCTTGCACCGAACAAGGCAGCTTTTTAACCGAGCCGTTATAAAAGTAAAAAGCGTTTTTTGACATAAAGAAAACACCGTTCGGGCCATTGGCAAATGCTTTGGGTCCAATAAGACCAGCGCCTTCATTAATTAGGTTGACTGCAAAAGTCAGTGGCGGCCCGATAAACTGCATGCTGTATAAAGATGTGTCTGTCCAGATTAAAACCTCTTGCCTGGATTTAATACCGCCGATAATTGTAGATCCGCTTGATAAACGCAAAGAACCAGCAGAGTTGGTATTAAGTGGCTCAAACTCCAATTCGTTTTCTTGATCGCTAAACGCAATCAACATTGGATCTATGGTGCCAGTTCTTGAACCACCGCTTAAAGGATCTGCGCCCAGGACAATTAAATGTCTGTCTGTTTCAGATGTAATCACTTGTAAAGCCTTAGTTGGCACTTTGTTGGCCCCAGAAATACCAGATAACTCTACGGCCCTTGTAGACACGCCATTACTTTCAAGCCATCTATAAATACCACCATTGCGTGGATTGATAATTAAGTTTTCACCATAATTATCGTGTGTCCACAATCTAAGCTGGTTGGTATCACTCAATGCTGTAGCAGCACCCCAGCCGCCTGCACCCCATGTACTTACACCCCAACCGGTGCTATCGACATAAACATCCAGGCCAGAATTAATTTGATACACAGCATCGGTTGCAGATCCACCGTTACCAGAGTCACTTGAGTTTGCTGTAATAATTGTACCAGCAGTATTTTTGGCTGTTATTTCAAAAGTATTTGCACTGGTGACCAGGTTGATTTGATATTCTTGATTTAAAACCGCAGCAGTAACTAAGCCGCCCAAAGATACTGCATTTGAAAAAGTAACAAAGTCACCATTAACAGCTCCATGACCTGTTTCTGTGACGGTTATGGTTGAGGATCCATTTGTGGCTCCAAATGTAGTTGAATTTGTTGAGGATCTGCGAATCGGAGTAACATCGTAATAAACGTTACCGTTTTCAATATAGTATTTGTTGGTTGTGCCTATGCCGAGATATTCAGAGCCGTCTAATGCTATCCAAGCATGCAAACCTCTGGGAGATCCAACAAGAGAGCTGGTTCTGTATTTTTCCCAACCGCCTATTTTTTCAACGCGGCCTTTTCTGAACCGAATAAAATTACCGTCTACCCAACCACCTTCGTTTGAGTAGTCAGTCTCTTCTTTATTTATTCCTGGTTTAAAATTAACTTTTGTAAGCGGCATTTTTAAATTCTACCATTATAGAAATTTAATTAAGCCAATCTTATAATTGCACCTGTAGCTGTTGCGCCTGGGAAAACAATCGTAAAATCACCCGCAGTAGATGTTTTGTCGCCGCCAAAATCAATAGCGCAAACCGCTTTATCGCTGTTAGTGTCGTTATAAATTAAACAACCTCTTGCGGTTACAGTAGCATTACTAAATGTTAGATCTGCAAAATCACAAATTGCAGTTGTTCCAGAGGCCACAGGAGTTACATTTGTTAGGGCGCTGCCGCCAGATGTATAGTTGGTACCAGTAGCTTGTCCAGTAGTTACGAACGCGGTTGTCCCGGCACCCAAAGTAGCCGAAGACGTATAGAGCGCCAATTTAAAAGAATTACCACTACTGTTAGTAAAGTTATGTGTTCCAACCAAAAGTTCTTGCTTGAAACTTGTGCATATTGCCGATGTAATTGCCATCTTATAGCTCCTTAATAATATCAGCCATGTCACTGTGACCTTGTTTTTTTAACAAATTTACTAGAGTTGTATTTTTTGACTCTATTGCATTTTTTATAGTATACAAGATTACATCATAAACTTGTTTTTGGAAAGCAAGAGCCTGCTGTTTTACATGCTCTGGTGCATTGTCTGAAATGTCACAAATTTTCTTGGTTGCTTGCGCTGCCCAAAATTCTGGAGAGTGGCCACCATTTTCTGTAGCATGGACTGAAATTTGTCCTAGCTCAAATAGTCCGTCAACGTTCATCCTTTGTATGGCTCTGGTGGAGCTACATCCTCGTTAATTTTTAATCCATGTTTTTCTAACTCTTTGTTTATTTCATCGTAAGGCCCAATAATAAACTTGCCTTCATGGGGTATTGCAACCAATGGTTTTTCTAGTCTATGAAAACCATAAAGTTTTTCTGTTGCTGGAACATTTGAATCCAGGACTGTAGATCTGCCGCTCATACCTACCAATATGTCGTTTTCCATGCACTTGCTTATCCAGAACTCAACACACGCTCGGCCCGCCTCGGCAAAGTGCATGTTTTCTTTGTATGAAAAATCTATGCCAAATAGATCTATTCTGCCAACCTTGCTCCACAAAGCGTAAGCTATTGCATAAGCAACCGTGTTATTTAAGTAAGCACATTTCGTAGCATTGCAAACCTCGTTAATTGGAAACATAACTGGGTTCTTCACTCTCTCGTCAAGTTCGCAGGTAAAAACCGGTACATCTGTATTGCTAAGTAAACTTGTCATCACATTGGTTTGTAAACCAGCATCGGTACTATCAAAAAAACGACTTGCTGGATCCAGCATAAATATTTTATCGCACGGATAGGTTGCCCCGGCAGAGTTAATACACCATACCTCATCCCATTTGCGGCCATTTTGCAGGCCAATAGCAAAATCAACCTGGCTTATGCCTAGACCAACGATTGCAATTTTTTTGCCTTCTAGGGATTGTTGAGGTGTGTTTTGAGTTTCTTCTTTTGTTAATTCGATCACTAATTTACGCCGGTGCGTAATAAATCGTATCTATATTCGTCTCGTGTGCCACGACCTTCTGATAGAGTTTTCATTCTAGCTACCGCCTCCTTAAAGCGTCCCTCAAACTGGGCAACGACATCTAGCGGTTCCTTTAAGAAAACTGCGCCTTCTACTAACGTGCCGTACAACAATGCGTCTGGATAATCCGTAGACAAAAATGTTGTACCGCTGTCACTACCACTCGTTAAAGAGACTGGTTTATATAAATAATGTAATTCTACCGTATAGTCTGCGTCTGGTACAGGTGCTACCTCAAACGCTGTGTCATCAAACAAAGTATAATATTTTGGTTGGCCCCTGGTCGTGCTGGTAGGAGCATATTCTTTTACAAAAGATGAATGTTTAAAATCTAAATAGTCGTAAGTATCACTGCTTATAACCGCAAGACTAAACGGTGCATAAAAATCTGTCGGCGTGGCCAAAAACCTATTATTAGTGGAAAGAGATCCCTGGACATTTTTTCTTTGTTTCGGCAGCTGAACAAGTTTAAATATTCTGTTTTCAGCCTCTTGGATAAAAGTTGGCAGCTGATTGGTAAAGGTCGTTTCAGAAACTTGCAGATAATCCTGGACCGCTGTTTTTAATGTTGAATATGTAAAACTCATGTTGTTGTTACCGTAACTGATCCTATATTAGCACTTATATTAAAAGTTGTAATCTGAGATCCTAGTTTTCCGTCACCTACGTTTGTGTAAACCACAAAAAAATTATTGTCAGTAGTTTTTTCTGGCCTTGCGTTTTTAATTGCCTGCGGATCTAATGGTACAGGCCTTGGCATTAGTTGTGGGTGTTTTGGGTCAAACTGATCTGGGCCCACCAAGAGTCCATCCCAAGTTTTTTTCATGTCCTTTAACTTATAGCGAAACCCTGTGATGTCACAGATTCCGTATGCACGTTTACCAGATGCAAATGCCATTATGCGTTGTTATAGCTCCGAATGTCCGGAGATATTCTGAATGACGCCCTATCCTCGTCTGTAGACAAGGCCCTGGTAAACTCTTCTTCATACAATCCTTTCAGCATAGCTGTTCTTTCTGGAGCTCTTTTAAGAGATATATAATATGCCAGGCCTGCTGCCAGGCAAGGGTAAAATCTAAAAGGCATGTCTAAAGTATTAGTTGCCGTATCTGCGTCATCCATTCTAGTTAAAACATTCATGTAAACGGTGTAAGTGCTGGATTTATCTGGAGCAGGCCAAACCGTAATAGTTGGCGATAACTGCTTATTGATAAAAAATTGATTTGGTTTGCCTGTTGTTGATTTAGTAACAATGTGGGAATACTCAGCTCTACTTAACCTGGTCATAGGAAGATCTGTTGACTCAGAGCCTACTGTCTCTCTGATAAATACATCTAGTACGTCAATCGGTGCTGTGCTGTTAGTGCTATCAACGTTGTAAGATGTTGTGTCCTTGACCATAGCCACTGTTTTTTGTGCAATGGTCCATTGATTAAGACCTCTATTGGCCCATTCGGCTAACATAAGGTTAAGACTTCTGTTTGCTGTTTTAAGATCATAACCAGTTCTCAGCTCTAAGCCGCAGCGCTCAAATGCCTCTTCTATATAGTCTGCTACATCTGGTTCAAAATTTTTACTATTTGATGTCGCCATCTTCTTCTCCCGGAGCGTATAGATTGTTAAACGTTATATTTGGATCCATATAGCTCTCATGTTGTTCCGCTGAATGTGTCCACTGCGATGGCATAAAATCTGGTGCCCCTTCGCCTACACGCCACAAAGCAGGGTTTGTTGCTCTAACTCTATTATTAGGTAAAGCTACAAAATTTCCAGTGTACTCACCAGCGTCCGTTAAATATAACACATGTGATTGTTTATGTTGAGCCGGATCGTCTGCTATTGAGTTTTCTGTGTAATCTACAGTAAACAGATATTTGCCTGTATAAAACTCTCCACCTATTTTGCAGATCCACGGAGACGAACTAACACGATCCATGGTAATAACCGAATGATGATGACTTAAACAGTCCCAAGGTTGGGCCAGATGATCTTCCATAGGTTGCGGCCAGTCCTCTAATGGTATGTCTGCAACCAAGGCCTCAATCGGCATGCGGGCCCACATAGCTCCGCCATGGACATTTGGCTCATCTTCCATGTCATCTATTTCACAGCCAGTAAAAACTACCTGGAATGAAAGAGATCTATCTGGAATTGTATTGACCGCAATAACCAGAGCGTGCAAATACTCGCCATGGTAATTGGAATGATTAGCTGTAAACTCTTTTCTTACCCAGCATTTAAACTGCGGGATATTTGATATTAAATACGCCACAATATTTAATTATTATATCTTTACAGTTTATCTCTAACAGATTTTGGTATGTTACTAAAACCTGGATTAGCTTTCATTTCAGCTTTTAAAGCAGCTCCGCCTTTGGCCATATATTTTGTGCCTTTCATTGCACCACCTTTGGCCATATATTTTGTGCCTTTCATAGCGCCGCCTTTTTTCATGTATTTAGTGCCTTTCATTGCACCGCCTTTTTTCATGTATTTAGTACCTTTCATTATTACTCCTATGATCTACCGAATAAACCCATATTCGACTTGTTTGAAATTATACCGCCTTTTGCGGCAAATGTTTTAACGTTGGTAGGTTTGCCACCTACGCCTTGTGCTTTTGCTCTTTTTCTTTTAACCGCGCTGGTTCTTTGCGCTGCGGTCATGCTTTTGGCTTTAGATCTAGGAACACATTTTGGATATTTTCTTTTAGATCCTTTTGTTGAAGAACGACCACATTGTTGAAATTTGCCGTCTTTTTTTGGCGCACCAATGTCAACCCAATCACCTTTAGATCCTTTACCAAACCATTCGGTTAGTCCGCCCTTTGGTTTAGATCCCTTACTCACGGATTTTCCAATGCTACTTCTACCCATAGCCATTACAAATTAACTTCTCGGAACTTTTGTAGGTTTACGCTTGCTGTTCATTATTGCTCCACAACCTCTGGCCTGGAGCTCAACACTACCACCATTTTTCATAAATCCCATTTTATTACGAACTCTGGTTGGAAGTTTGCCTAAACCTTTATTGCCAGCTGGTACTGGTCTTAAATCTTTTTTACTCACTTCGCCTCCTTCTGCTTTTTTAGCGCCCTTATATCCGCCGCCGCGTTTTTTATAAGTTTTTACCAACCAAGCATTAGCATAAGCAGACGGATAAACGTCAAACTTACGCTTGGCCTCCGACTTTACTCTTGAATATAGTGCAGGTTTGGTTACGTTACTTGGGGTTGATGATTTTTTTGCCATTAGCACTTCCACCTTCTTCTTGCTTGCCTAATTCTGGAATTAGGATCGTTTCTAGTTTTAGCAGAGCTTTTCTTTAACTGCCCAAGAGATCTTGCGCAATAAGACTTACGCCTTTTAGCAGCTTTGCTACCTTTTTTTACCTTACCTGTTACAGCAGTTTTTAGCTTAGATCCAGGATTCGCTTTTCTGTAAGCAGCAACGCCCTTTTTGGTCATTCCTGCCCCAGACTTAGTTTTCCGGTAATTACCACCTTTACCTACCGTTCTTCGGATAGGCTTAGATTTTTTTCTAGGCTTTACCGCTGCCATTCATTAATAATTCTTATTCAAAACCAATATAATTGAATAAGTATCACCGCTTGAATGTCCGACAGTAGTGAAGTCAATGTCTCCGGTTACACCAGATCCCGCATTGTTTGGGATTCCAGTAAAAAGATCATAATATTCATCACCCGTACTATCTGCTGGTAAACCAGTTAAAAGAACATTGGTACTAGCGTCAAACTCAAGATTTACTCCCATGCCACGCGTGGCCCAATAAATCCTAGCCACTGAAACAGTAGAGCAAGTTTGCCCTGCACTGTTTTTAGCTAATGCTGAAACATCTACTTTTTTGACTGCACTTTCACCGGTACCATCCGAAACATTAGTAAATTTCAAGACGGCGGTTTTCTCACCGTCTTGGATTGTTTGAGATGTTACTGCGTCTGCCATTTTATCTCTCTACGATAGCTGTAACGTAATCGATAGTCATGGTTTTCGCTGCGGCTGCGCCGTTTTGTATACCAAAAGATATTGTCAGCTCTTCGTTATCTGGAAGATTAGTGTTGACCACTCCAACTGGTTCTGCATTGTTTACTGAGTAATGCACCAATGCGGTATCTGGATCTACAAAGAAAGCAACAGTAACAAAAGTATCATCTGCCATAGTGTGAATCGCAGTTGTATCTGTTGATGTGCTATCTTTTTCAACGATAAAATCTAAGTTAGTATCACCATCGTCTTTTATAAAGAAAATACCGTCTGAAACCGCTAACGGAGAAGTATCGGTAATTTGTAGGCCCATAACAAAGTCAGATTGTGTAGCATCGCTTACTTTAAATCTAGCTGAAAAATATGCTCTCTTTGAACCTGTTATTAAAAAAGACTCGCCTTTTAGGTTAAAAAAGTCATGGTCGTTATCGCCAGCCGCGTTAGTAATTAAAAACTGGCCACCAGCACCAGAAGTAATTACCTCAGTTGCGGATCCTGTGCCATCCTCAGTTGTTGTGATTGTCCAGTCACCACTGTTATAGGTCATAAAATCATTGAAATAACCATAGTGTGTTTGGTCAGAAGGTAAAGGCATAAACATCGGTTGATCTTTTTTTGCCTTGGTTGCAACGGTATTACCCGCCCATTGTATTTGGTTTTGAAAATGTGGATTAGCCATTATGAACTCCTTTGTTTGTATTAATGGAAACCGGTAAACCGGCCCTCATCAAGCTAATTAAATTTATTTAGAAAATGATACTACTAAGGAATTACTTTAGCAACTCAAAGAGACTGCAATTTTTTGATAGTATCAGCAGGAGTTTCATGCAAGATGCCAATGCCACCGGCATTTTCCCAGGCCACAATGTTTGATTTCTTGTCATCAACCAACACATGTCCAGGTCTTGCAAAAATTGCTTTGTGTTTGCCTTTAAGTGTAGATGTAACCACAACGTGCGGATCTACATATTGTTTGGTCCAGGCAATCTTGTCGGCCACAACCAAAGGTCTGTTGATCTCGCCAGAGCAAGTTAAGATCTCCCAGGGCAAACCAGATCCTTTGACATAGGCAACTAGATCTAACATGCCTGGCATCGGCGGCAAGTTTCTAAACAAACGCTTGTTGGTGAACTCGATCTTGCGATCGTCATAGGTTTGTTCGCCGTGTAAGGGCCCGTTTAGATAGTCGGGGCCCTCAACAGCTGTAACGAAGTCGGCTAAAACTCCGTCCATATCAAGGTATATTTTTTTAATCATGCTATACCGTTTTTTACCAAACACTTACCATAAATATGGTTAGCATAGTTGTTGAGCTTGTCTTTAATTTCTTTTTGTTCAGCATCGTGTTTTGCTTGTTCCTCTGGAGTTCTTTGAGGGTTGATTTCACACTTAACCTCAACAAGTTTTTGACAATGATGAATTGTCTTAGTCTCACAGATTTTAGCTCTTTGAGCATCGGTCAACTTAGTTTCATCAACATTATTTAGAAAATTTGCAAGTCCTTCTTCGCCAGACCACTGAGGATCTAATCCGATGGTTTTGATATGTCCGTCTTCATTCTCATAAAGAACCATAATGCCGCTGTAAGTACTTTTTTTAACAGCGCACCATTTGTCAGTCTTTGGATTTAAAGTCTGGTAACAAAGTCTGTCACCTCTTTTTGTAGTTTCAATCCAATACTTTCTTTGAGTTCTTAACTTATATCCCCAGGGATAATCTTCAACAACAACCGCATTATCAGCTGAATCTTTGTTATAAATAATATTAACAATCATTACGCCACCTCCTTGTAGTCATAGTTTGGATAATATCTTATGTGACAATTCTCTTGATACTTTTGTTTGAACCCTGGCAACTTGCCGTATTTTTCTTTGTAAGCCAAGACAAAAACACCTAAGTCGCAATCTTCTTCTAAGTAAGCCATGCCGCCACTCAAATAGCTGTAGCCAGTAATCTTGCCAGCAATTCCTAGCTCAACCAAATTGCCTAAAGGCACGGCCAACCAGCCATGCCCAGGATCCTCGTAAAATGTGTAAGTTTTGTTTTCCATTACGCCACCTCCTTGTCGTTGTAAATGAAACCGTCAATATCGAAGTTGTCTATGGCAACCGTGTCACCATGTGTTTTGTAAACAGGACCAGTTCTGCCAGCTCCGATCGGAACCAAGAACCAGTAATCGTTGCCGTCAAACAAAACATCACCGCTTGAAGTAGATCTCAAACCCATAACCTCACCAGTTTTTTTGCTTATCGGCAAATCAGTAGTGACAGTCACTTGGTCGCTGTAATCATTGTTTGTTATGGTTTCCCAACCATGTACGCCGTTGTGTTGAAACTCTGGGCCCCTGGACCAAGAGCCGTCAATGTTGTTGGTTAAGTGAAAGGCCTTGTTGATTGTATCAACATTGACCTCAGCTACTTTGACATAACCTTTTTCGTTATTGCCAAACTCTTTTGCGTGAAATACTTGTATCATTTTTTCTCCGTTTTTGTTGTTAATTAAAATTCCCACATACCTATTATGCACAATTATGCACAAAAGTACAACAATTTATACACTTAATTTGTAATTAATTTAGGCCAAAAAAAAGGGCCCTGGAGGGCCCTTAATTTGAAATACTTGAGTTATAAACGGTATTTCTAAACGTTCGAGTTATGCACCTTGTGATCCATATACGCCTCTCCAATCGGAGAAACCAAACGAATATCTTTCACGCGCTTTGTAACGAATGTTTCCAGTTGAGAAGTCTGGTTCCATGGAAGTTTCCATGCCAGTTCTTTGGAACATTTTAAGGCCTTCGCCTTGTGCTGTTACAGAAGTTAAGATGAAGAAAGCATCCGGATCATTTAGATAATGATTTACTGAATAACCGCCAGGAAGAACACCAGTGTTCTTGATAGCGTTTAGGTCATTATCAGATGTTCCTACTCTCTGATTAGAATTTAAAATTCTGTCAGCAACAAATACTAATTGTGGTGGCACGATTAGTTTGTCAGCTTGCACAGAGATTGTTAATCCTTTGTCATCTGTGAAAGTAGAGATGTCAATTAAAGCGTCCTCTAATGAAGTTTCATTAAGGTCGGCCATAGTTGTTGCTCTGTTAGCAGCTGTTCCACCACCAGCAAGTGGGTGAGCAGTGTTAATTAGAGAAACACCATCTCCGCCAGTAAAACTGGATGAGAAAGCGTTGTTCAACACATCCGCACCTTTGATCTCTTTGGTGTTAGCCATAGATTTCGCCAATGCTTTGACATATCTTTTCCCCAAGGAATCATATAAATTATCTTCGATCGCCTCTTCTGTAAGAGCGAACGCTAACGCCACTGTGTCGTGGGTATAACGTGCACTGAAACTTTCAGATGCGTTATCAAAGACAACTCCTTGTCCTTCGGTTTTCGTAGGCGCAGATCCGAAACCGGTAATTAATACCTCTTCTTCAAATGCGCGACTTGAATCTTCAATAGAGAAGATTTCTTCGTATTCACGATCGTATTCATCATAGTTAAGACCAAATAATGAATTTAGACCTGGTTCTAGCTCTTTAGCTAGTTGTGCTCTTGAAATTGCCATTATTTAGCTCCTTATGCTAGGCCAGCACCTTTTTGTCCCATGATGTGGTTTTGAATCACACATAGTACATTGGTGTTGGATGATGCTACATCATCGTTATCGGGATCCTGGGAGATGTCAATACACTTGAGCGGTAACGTTGCGGTTGTAGCACCGGTTGTTACGTCTAGCTCAAGATTGGATCTTCCAGACTTAGTGTCGCCAACAGGTGAACCATCAACAATGTCGAAGTTACCGAACAGATCTGCTACCGGGAAGGTATCATCTGCTTGGACCTCAAACACTACGTTTGGATCATCTATTACGCTTGCAATAATATCACTAGCAGAAATACTACCAGGATATGTGTTTTTGAAAACTTGCTCGCCTGTGGTTGGGTCAGTGTATTGAACACCATTAAACACTCCAACAATCGGAACGGTTCCAGTTGCGGCGTGTCTGCCAATTACACCAGCTGTCAACTGAGTTACAAGATCGCCTTGAAAAATCGGAGTTGTAGCTCCGCTTGCGATTCTGTATCTTGATTGACCACCAGAATAAGGTGCCCCACCCATCATACGAACAGGTTTGCATCCAAATGCGCTATCTTTATTAGCCATTTTTAGCTCCTATTATATGTTGCTACTTTTTCCCAAAAGTAACATTAGACTCTCTTTTTGAATCATACTGCACATAGCGGCTGTCTTTTCTGGATTCATTAAACACATTATTGTCCAATGCCTCCTTTGATTTGGCCGTTTGAGACTCATAATAAGCATTACGCTCTTGTTTCGTCTCGACAGGAATCTTCGCTAAAAGTAGTCCGTCATTATATACAATGCCAGCATGTCTTCCGTCATCTAAAGTAGGTAATACAAATTCTTGTGGTAAATCAGTCCCTCTTACGAGTTCCCAACCTTCTCGCAATCTTTTGCTTACGTTACTTCTGTCCTCCTGGCCCAACATGGATTCTCTTATCCAACGATATTCGTACCCTTCTGGTGGTTCTGGAGTTTCAAGTTTTCTTACTGGCGTCCATGGTTTTCTTCGAGTGTTGTTAGCGTGATTCTCGGATTCACGGGATTGCCTGGTTGTGTTATTAGTTTCTTCGGTCATTTTGCCTCCCTGTTGGCTATTTTTTGTTTTTCTTTAGCAACAGATTTTAACCACGCGTCTTCCGACATGTTGTGTGGTTTCAATCCTCTGAGACGCTCAACTTCCGTTTTAGAAAAAGTCACACCGTTCTTTTTGCCTTGTGTTTTTTGTCGTCCTCCGACAGAGGTGGAGGCGACTCTTTGCACAGCGGGTCTACCTTCTGATTGCTCGACACTTTGCCCAGATACT